TACGGCATCGGTCTACGGAACCGAAGGTTGAAGGTTCGAGCCCTTCCGGGTGTATTCGGCTCCACTGGCACCCTACGCCAGCGGCGCCGCGAAAGCAAATAGTTCCACGGAGGGCTGCGAGAATGGCGAGTGTGAGCGATAAGCGCCACGCGGGCGGGCGTCCCAGAGTCCATCAGCCGTCCGATCTGTTTGTCCGCGTAAGGGACATGGCGAAGCGTCGCGGGATGCACCTGGACGAACTGGCTGACAAAGCCGGAATCCCAATCGGGACGCTCTACCAGCTCCGCGACCCAAGAGTGTCCACCGCAAAAGCCATAGCGAACGCCCTTGGTGTCACGGTCGATCGGTTGATTTGTCCGCCGCGGCGATCCGCTGGCCGATCCACGCCATGACCGGCACGGCCATCGAGTTTCCCAGCGCCTTGTATCGCGGCCCGTCTGCGGCGGGCTTCTTCCGGTACTCAATCGCCGTGTAATCGTCTGGGAAACCTTGCAGCCGCTCGCACTCGCGGGGCGTGAGGCGGCGCACAGCCACCGGCAAGGCTACGCAAACGGTCGTCCTGGTGTCGCCTTGGTCAAAGCAGTTGACGGTTGGTGCGACCTGTCCTTGAACCCAGGTTTCGTTGTCGGTCGCACTTTGAGCTCTGCGGCTTTTCGTAAACGGCACCCCGACACAGTTGTGAAGCCGAAAGTTGTTTCCCTCGTGCGTGTAGGTGTGCGCCTCGTGCGCACTGACCGGGTCTGCGGTAAAGCCGTCACCCGTGAATATCTCGGCGGCTCTCCTCCATTGGCCGAGCGGCATTTCAGCGGGATCAGTAGGCCACGACTCGAGCGGACTGCAATCACACTCTGCGGCGTGTGTGCCGTGTATGTTGCACCAATCGTTTCCGCAGTCTAAGCACGGTTGCCATGCTGTCAGTGCGGCTTGGCCGCTACCGCCGCAAGCGCCACCCGCAGCCTCTCCGGCAACCGATTTCCCCTCCGCTCTGCTCGGCGGATTATCCCGGCACACGCTTTCGGACTCAAAAAGTACCTTTGCGGCACGTCGTGTATCTCCAAGACTTGCCACAAGAAACACACGGCGGCGTCTTTGGGCCACTCCGAACCATTGAGCGTCCAACACTCTGTAGGCCCACCCATACCCCAGGTGCCCCAGCGCCCCGACAAGGGAGCCAAAATCCCGTCCTCTACTGCTAGACAAGACGCCGGGCACGTTTTCCCAGACGAGCCATCTAGGCCGGTAGCGTTGAGCGATCTCAATAAACGTGAGCATGAGTCCTCCGCGCGGGTCGCGGAGTCCCTGCCGGAGTCCGGCGACGCTGAACGACTGACACGGCGTTCCGCTGACGATGACCTCTGGGCCATTGGCGTCCTCCCACCTCATGAAATCGAAAGTGCCAGATACGCCGCCATGCAGCAAGGCGTCGCCGTAGTTCTCAAAGCCCCATCGCTCTTTGACTACGGCGGCCGGAAATGGGTCGATTTCGCTCGTCCAAAGGCACGTCCAGCCCAGCGGTTGCCATGCAACGTGGACTGCGCCGATACCGTCACAGACGCTTGCGTAACGCATCCATGCCTCGCTGCGGATTGCAAACATCGGTGTTTTAGCCGGTTTCTGTTTTTCTGAAAACTCGTGTTGACACGGTTTTCAGTTGTCCGTAATCTTCCCCCCCAAGAACGTCGATCACGGCTGATCGACAGGCACGAGGGCGAGGGACGCGCCATGGCAGGACGGGCAAGGAAGCCAGCGGCCACCCTCATATCCAACGGAGGGAGTGATGGACTGCAACGGAGTGCAAGGGGTGGTCGTGGCCAACTCCGACGAGGAGGGCCGCCTGCCGTGGGAGCCGTCAAAGGAACAAATCCTGGCGGCCTGCGAGGAGATTCGCAAAAGCTGGACGCCGCATCGTCTGGCGACTCGAGCCGGCTTCGTGGCGTGGCGGCTGCAATCAGCCCACTGCCCGTTCACGAGCGACACGCAACCGCTGCGGATCGAGTGATCATGGTCGCCACGGTGTTGTCCAACCGGGCGCAACTCGCCCGGCGGACGACTTCCGTGGCGGCCGTGGAGTGGGCGGCAATCGACCTCACGATCGACCAGCGGATCGCGGCCCGAGACCCGGCCGGATTTCACGACGCGATCGTGGAGGCGATCGGCCACCTGACGGCCGTGTGCGACGAGCTGGAGGCGGCAGTCATCGGCCCTGCGATGCGTGGAAGCCTGGCGGCCCTGGCCGCCATGAAGGAGTGAACCGTGCTCGTGTTGTCACGAAAAGTCGGCGAATCGTTGGTGTTCCCGGCTCTCGGAATTGAGATCGCAGTCGTGCAAATCCGCGGCGACAAGGTGCGGCTCGGTGTCACCGCGGAAAGCGACGTGCGGGTATTTCGCGACGAGCTGCTGGCAAGGATGGACGAGGAGGAGAAGCAGGATGCTGACACTCGACCTGAATGAGCGAATTGCGGAGCAGCGGGTCGCGCTGAAGTTGGCCCGTCTGCTCGACGTGTACCGGGTGGCCAAGCAGATGGCCCGCGGGATGCAACGGATTGGACCGAGGGAGTACGAGATCGAACCGGCGGCAGTCCTGGCGTTGCGTTCAACGCTGGCGGAAGCCGCCATTTACTTGAACAAAAAGGACGCATGACATGGCACTGAAAATCACTCGCGGCATCAAGTCCTCTCCGGCCAGGGTCGTCGTCTACGGCACCGAGGGCATCGGCAAGAGCACACTGGCCACGCAGTTCCCGTCCGCCCTGGTGCTCGACACCGAGGACGGAACCTCACGGCTGGACGTGGCCCGCGTGGAGTGTCCCGACTACGCGACAACCGAAGCCGCGATGCACGAAATGATCCGCGACCCGCAAGGGTTCAAGACGGTCGTGATCGACTCGGCCGATTGGCTCGAGCGGTCGATCATCGAATCCATCACGAGGAAGTCCGGTAAACGCAGCATCGAAGACTTCGGATTCGGGAAGGGCTACACGGTCCTGGCCGAGCACGTCGCCCGCGTCCTGGCCGTGGCCGATCAACTGATCGCGGCGGGCCTGCACGTCGTTTTCGTCGCCCACTCCAAGGTGCAGCGCACAAGCCCGCCGGACGAAACGGATGGCTACGACCGCTACGAACTGAAGCTGACGAAGCAAGTGGCACCGCTGCTGCGGGAGTGGGCCGACGCCCTGCTGTTCTGCAACTACCGCACGACACTCGTGGAGGGCTCCGACGGCCGCAAGAAGGCGACGGGCGGCAAGGAGCGAGTGATGTACGCGGAGCGGTCCGCGGCGTGGGACGCGAAAAACCGTTTCGGCCTGCCGGCCGAAATGCCCATGACGATCGAAAGCCTGGCCCCGCTGTTTGCCAACGCCGGGCTGGAGCCCGCACGTCCCGCGGCATCGAAACGCTCCTGGCGGGATCGCGTCCGCGACGCGAAGACCGTCGAGGAACTTGGCGGCATCGGCGACGAAGCCGACCAGGCGGCGAGCGAGGGGAAGTTGACCCTAGAGCAACGCGACCAGCTCGACGCCGTCATCGCCGTGCGGCACTCCGAGATCGAAGCAGAAAGCCAGGTGACGGCATGACGCTGCATATCGTCCGCGTCTACGGCACAAGCGAAGACGTTGGCGCATTTCACGAGCATGGCCAGCCGGTCGTGGTGGACGGCGAACCGATGGTCCGCATGGGGCATGGCGTCATTGTCCCGCGAACCGGGTGGCACGAGTCGGAACAAGCGGCTCGCGAGGAGGCGGCTTTCAAGATCGAAGCGATGGCGGCGCGACTGCTCGCCAAGGCCAAGGAAGTAAAGGGGGCGTCATGAACACACCGGAGCGATTGCAGAAGGCCCGTGCCAAGGTCATCGAACTGATTTACGCATGGAACATGGGCGAAATGAACCTCGACCGGGCTGTTGATGCCATTGTCGAGGTCTGGACGGGCCAGGCCGATCCGATCGTGCGTGTCGGCGAACAGACTCACAAACCGGAGATTCAGTCGTGAGATTCGGAAAACTTTGGACGCAGGACGCCGAAGTGGCACCATCGGAGACTTTGCCGCTGGTGCCCGATGGAACGCACGTCGCGCAGGTGACGTTCGTGGATTTCCGCAAGAAGGAGCGCGTCAAGTGCGACGCCAACCCCGACGGCGAAGTCATACTCGTGCGCCTGGCGGTGCCGAAGTTTGAGCCTTTTTTTGTGGACGTTCCGTGCCACTACCGAGGCACGGTCGAGGCTCTCTGCCGGTCCGCGTCAGTCGATCCGCCGGACCCAAACGCCGATTGGGACTGCCGCGTCCTCAAGGACCGCATGGTCACGGTGGAAACCATCCACGGCATCAGCAAGACGGGCAAGGACTACGTCCGCGTGGAGCGATGGAAGACCGGGCCGG